TGCAAATACGAGTTGAAAGGCGGTAACTGCAAGGAATACACAGACAAAGGGTACAGCGGCAAGAACACAGACCGTCCAAAGTTTCAAGAACTGGTGCGGGACATCAAGCGGGGCTTAATTGCAAAGGTCGTGGTTTACAAGCTCGACCGTATCAGCCGTTCCATTCTGGACTTTGCCAATATGATGGAGCTGTTCCAGCAGTACAATGTGGAGTTTGTGTCCTCTACGGAGAAGTTTGACACCTCCACGCCGATGGGGCGGGCGATGCTGAATATCTGTATCGTGTTCGCCCAGCTTGAACGGGAAACGATACAGAAGCGGGTGACGGACGCTTATTATTCCCGCAGCCAGCGAGGGTTTAAGATGGGTGGAAAAGCCCCTTATGGCTTCCATACAGAGCCAATCAAGATGGACGGTATCAACACAAAGAAGCTGGTGGTAAACCCAGACGAAGCGGCAAATATCCGGCTGATGTTCGAGATGTACGCCCAGCCCACAACCTCCTACGGGGACATTACCCGGTACTTTGCCGAACAGGGAATTTTATTCAACGGCAAGGAACTAATACGCCCCACGCTGGCGCAGATGTTACGCAATCCTGTCTATGTGCAGGCAGACCTTGATGTGTACGAATTTTTCAAAAGTCAAGGGACAATCATTGTCAATGACGCTGCCGATTTTACCGGCATGAATGGCTGCTATCTGTATCAAGGGCGGGATGTGAAGCCCAGCAAAAAGAACGACTTGAAAGACCAAATGCTGGTGCTGGCTCCCCATGAGGGCATTGTCCCCTCCGACATCTGGCTGACCTGCCGCAAGAAGCTGATGAACAACATGAAAATCCAGTCTGCCCGGAAAGCCACCCATACATGGCTGGCGGGAAAAATCAAGTGCGGAAACTGCGGGTATGCCCTTATGAGCATTAACAATCCTGTGGGAAAGCAATATCTCCGCTGCACAAAGCGGCTGGACAATAAAAGCTGTGCCGGGTGCGGGAAAATCATCACTTCGGAGCTGGAAACGGTTGTTTATCAGCAGATGATAAAGAAACTGGCAAGCTACAAGACGCTGACAGGCAGAAAGAAAGCGGCAAAGGCAAACCCGAAAATTGCCGCCCTGCAAGTGGAACTTCTCCATGTGGACAGCGAGATTGAAAAGCTGGTGGACAGTCTGACGGGTGCAAACAATGTCCTGCTCTCCTATGTGAATGTGAAGATAGCAGAACTGGACGGGCGCAAGCAGGACCTTCTGGCGAGGATAGCGGAACTAACGGTGGAAGCCATTAGCCCGGAACAGGTCAGCCAGATTTCCGGCTACCTCGACACTTGGGAGAATGTATCTTTTGACGACAAGCGGCGTGTGGTGGATTTGATGATTACCACCGTAGCCGCCACAAGCGACAGCTTGAATATCACATGGAAAATCTGACGGGTGGAACCCCTCCCGTCAGATACCTACCCTGTGTAGTCCCTTGTAAACTGTACTTTCCCAACAGCAAGATATACACACGATGCTAACAAGCTGAACATGGTAGACGCTGCCGAACTGAAAGCCTACATAAACCGCATTGTGGACGATATGGATAAGGCGCAGCTTGCCGCTATGGAGAAAGCCCCGCTGGGCTACGCGGCGAAGATCCGCGCCAAGATCGAAACACTGTTGGAAGCCCACTATCGGGAAATTTTTGAAAAGTGGCTGGAAACGGAGCGTGTTGTCTGTATGCCCTCGTTCCGTCTGCCCACATCTATTCATCCCGCCAGCAATACCGCCATATACGCCCGCTCGCTGTATACGGCTGAGGACGGCGACATGAACAAGCTGGAGCAGAAGCTGGTTGTGGAATTGACCGCCCTGCCGAATGTCCGCTGGTGGCACAGAAATATTGCGCGTCAAGGGTTTGCAATCAACGGCTTTATCAAGCACTACCCCGATATTCTGATTATGACCCAAAGCGGCAAGCTCATCTGTGCGGAAACCAAGGGCGAACACCTGAAAAACGACGATAGCCGGGAGAAAATCGCGCTCGGTAAGGCGTGGAGCAACCATGCGGGAACCCTGTTCCGGTATTATATGGTGTTTATGGATGATAACGATCTCCCCACGGGCGCTGTCAGTATGAGCAAGTTCTTGGAAATTTTGAAGGCGTTGTAAAAGAGGTGAGGATTTGTAATGTACATATATGCCCACATAAACAAAAACACCTTGCGCTTTGTACGTGAACAAAAAGCCATATCTTTCGATTATGTTACACGTATCACAAAATTCAAGGAAGATATCTATCCCGAAAACGTACAGTTGCCGCGATGAACAGAGGGCAGCGTGTCAATATGGCAAAGAAAAGCAAACGGCATACAGTCGATTTTATCCTCGAAAAAAGTCCCGAAACGCAACAACAAAGCCCAGCATCGCGCCGTTTGGCGTGATGCTGGGCTTTTCTTGATTGCTGTGATTTTCAGCGGATGAAGCAATACTCTGCCCACAAGGGGGCATTTCGCATTTTGCTGTTTGGCGCGGAAATGTACTGTTTTGCAAAACCTCACGCGCAGAAGTGTACCGTGTACACTCCATCGTGCTTTACTTTCCGATGTGATTTTTTCGTGCAGGGAGAAAGAACTTTACTGTTTTCACTACACTCGATTTTAGCACGGCGTTTTTACTGCCCTCACAGTCGATTTACTCTGAAATTAAGCCAAAATGCCGCAGCGCATCCTTGATTGCCTCAACCTTTTCAGGCGGGCAGGGATGATACTCATGTTTTCTCTGCTCCACTGCGTTCGGTGCTTTGTGCATATCCAGTCCGACCATACGCTTGACCTCTGCAATATATGCCGTATGGACTTTGAAGCCGTACTTTTCCTGCACATACTCCTGAATACGCTTATAGGTCGGATGCTCCTTGACCTCGCCGGTTTCCACTTCCATTCTGACCTCAACCGTCAGTGGATTTGTTTCCCGTGACAAGAGGACCACCGTCTCCATATGCGCATCATTGTCCAAACTCAAACTCATATCTTCCGCAATGATAGGAAGCTTGAATTTGATGGACTTGAGCCACTGGCCGTTCGGCTGCCGTTCCTCATAGATCTGGACTTCGGATAGCAGCGATTCCATGAGCTGCCGCTTTTCCTGATCGTCCATGACGGAATAGAGCTTATCGAAGTAAATCAGCACCTTGTAGATGTTGTCGCCTGTCAGTTTTTCCGCCTCGATCGCCATCTTCTTGGCTCTGGCGGCAATGAGCTGGTTTTCCGTATCTTCTATTTTATCATACATCTTGTAGAGCCGTTCATCAAGGTCTGCTTTGCGTTTGATGTAGTGCTTATCGTCCGGGTCGAGGGAATCGATCTCCGCCATCAGCCGTGCCTTTACGGAATAGCTCTGGCGAAGCTGCTTTTCATGTGCCGCGATCTCCTGCTCAATGGCAGAGGTATCCACCTTCATACTGATCTTTTCCTGCATCATGGCGGCAAATTTCGGATTACTTACCAGCTTGACGATAACCTCTGCCACGGCGCTGTCCAGCAATTCTTCATTGATCTGTTTTTTATAGTCGCATTTATGCCCATGGGTCATCGTGCGGTGCTTGCAGCCGTAATAAAAGAAGTCCTTGTATTTCGTACCATCTGCTTTATGCTTGATGCTTTTGTTCCCATACATTCCTACGCCGCAAACCGGGCATTTCACAATGCCGGACAGCAGATGTATTTTTGTATCCTTGCCTCTGTTGACGCGTTCGTACTTCTCCGCTTGTGCCAACAGCTTGACTTGCGCCTCATGCCATAGTTCTTCGGAGACAATTCCCTCATGCAGTCCGTCAACCAGCAAATAGTCATCCTGCTCCACAAGACGGTAATCATTTCTTGTGCCATGCACCTTCTCCGTCCGGCGTCTGCCATAGGCGATTTTCCCGCAGTAAACCGGATTTTTCAGAATCCTGCGGATCAACGCAGAATCAAACAGGGGATTTTTCCCGTTTTGCCTTTGGATTTTGTGAATCCCATGGGTTGCAAGGTATTTTGCAAGACCGTTTGCACCGGTATCCGTATGCACATACTGGTCAAAAATCACGCGGATTGCCGCTGCTTCTTCCTCATTGATGAAAAGCTGTCCCTTTTCCAGCTTGTAGCCATAAGGCGCAAAGCCGCCGTTCCATTTTCCCTCACGGGCTTTCTGGATTCTGCCCTCCATCGTCTGCACACGGATGTTTTCACGCTCAATTTCCGCAACCGCCGACAAAACGGAGATCATCAGCTTCCCCGCATCCTTGGAGGAATCGATTCCATCCTCCACACAAATCAAGTTAACGCCAAAATCCTGCATCACCTGCAAGGTGGACAGCACGTCCGCCGCATTTCTGCCGAAGCGGGACAGCTTAAAGACCAGCACATAGGATACGCCATCCTTGCCGGACTTGATGTCCTCCATCATCTGATTGAACTGGATTCTGCCTTCTATGGACTTGCCGGATTTTCCGGCATCCTCATATTCGCCCACAATTTCATAATCGTTGAAGTCGGCAAAGGCTTTCATTCGGGACTTCTGGGCATCCAGAGAGTATCCGTCGATCTGCATAGCGGTGGATACCCGCGTGTAGATATAGACTTTTATCCTTTCTTTTTTCATCGTCATATCCTCAGTCAGCCTTGCTTGTTATCCGTTTTCTGCTCCAACAGCTTGATGGAATCCAGATAATCCTGCTCCACTTCGCTGAGGGTGCGGGCTTTGTATTTTCTGTACTCGCCGGTTGCCTTGTCGATGGCCTGCTTATGGCTGATGCTTCCGTTGCCAACCAGTAACTGTTCTCCGCTCATGGTCAGGATCCGATCCAGATGCGCCGACCAATCCTGCATGGTCATTGCCTGTTCTCGCTCCGCCTGTCGTTCCGCAAAATCCAGATAGCCGGATACAAGCTGCCCCATAGCACGAAGCTCTTTCTCGTTCAGATAGTTCTTGGCGACAACTGCCTCTTTCAGCGTGGGCTGGCTGCCCGCAAAGGTGGTCAAGCCCATAAATTCTTTCTCCGCATCGGCGCGTGTGTAAATGACCTCCGCCGCTGTTTGCCCATGAATGGCATAATGAA